TTGACCGCGATCACCTCGCCGTCTTTGTTCACCACCGGGTTCGCGCTCACGTCCGCGAACGTGTGCGCCGCCGCCCAGCCGTCCGGCTCCGCCGCCCAGAGGATCATCTCCATCCACACGCCGTCGTCCGGTATCACCTCCACCGTGCCGTACCCCGCGATCACGCGCGGCTCGCTGGATGCCTGATACGCCGCCGTCCCCGGCTGCGTGTTGTGCTCATAGTCCAGCGGAGCCAGCCTGAACGCATACGTCGGGCGCGACATCTCATCCACAAGCACCTGCCCTACATGGACGCGCCTCCCGTTGTAGTTCGGGTTCAGCCCCCAATCCAGAACCTTGAAGCGCTTGCGCCTCTCCGGCCCGGCGGGCACCATCCCGATCTTCTGTTGCGGTTTCCCATTCATGTGCCCGCATCATAAAAAAAGGGCGGCCCCGCCGCACTCGTGCCTGCGCACTGTGCGACGGGGCCGCCCCCTCTCGTAGCCCCGCACCTCCGTGTGCGGGGTCAGGTCCTGTGAGCGGTGTTTACACCGCGTCACGTCACCGCCGCTTCGATCACCCCCTCCATTGCCCGGCGGATCTCCACCTCCGCCGTCAGCTCCAGCGCGCCCTTGCTGTCCACCGGGATGAACGGGCGCGCCGCCATCCTCTTAGTTCCCAGTTGGTGGAAAATCGAGTAGGGCGCGTCCGTGCCCACCGTCGCCTCGCGAGACGTCACGTCACCTAACGTAATGCTGTCGCGCAGCTTGCCGGTATCATAGAGCAGCTTGCCGTGCCCCTTGCGCCTCACCGTGGACGCCGCCAGCGGCGCCCACGGCTCCGGGCGCCGCGCGGGCTCCGGCCAGCTCAGCCGCGCCGCCCGCGCCAGCACCGTGCCGCCCGCCTCCAGCGCCTTCTTCATCGTCGCGTCGCTCGCCAGCTTGATCAGCTTCGGCGAAATCAAATCGCGCACATTGATCTCAGCCATGTCCGCCCCCGGTTCTAAATGCAGAGGGCAGCGGGCGCGGCCCCTTCGGGTCGCCCTTCACCCGCAGCTTCAGCGCCTCATCCAGCGACCACGCCCCCGGCTCCGGCCCCTCGCCCCGCACGTACGCCTCCAGCGCGTCACGGCGCGCCCGCACCGTCGCCAGAAACCGCGTGTCCTTCGCCGGGTCATCCGTGGCCCACGGCGGCAGCCACATCGTCAAAATCCCCGCCTCCAACAAAGCCTCAAACTGAGTCATGCCGCACCTCCCATCTCACCTCCAACCGTCCCGCACGCTCAGACGCATGCAGGAAATCCACCCACGCCTGATAGGTTTTCTCGTTCCACTTCCGCTTCATGAACCGCTCCAGCTTCTGGCCGAACCTGGCCGACCTGTCCAGCACCCGGTAGGCGATCCTCCACACCCGAGTATTCACGCCCGCCAGCCCGCCCAGTTGCCACGCGATCACCAGATCATCGGGCGATGGAAACACCGCCCCGCCGGGGTGCCCGTGCTCATAGGAAACCCGCACGCCCTGCGCCGCCAGCGCCCACGCATCCGGCGGCACACCCACCGAATCCTTGCCGCCCAGCGCCTCCGCCACCCTCGCCCCCGTGTCCTCGCGCCTCAGAAAGATCGCCTCGCGCCCGTCGCGCACCGCAACCCGCGCCGCCTCCGCGCCGTCCTTCCTTGCGAACTCCTGATAAAACCAGTCCCACGCCGTCACTGTCCGCGCCAATTCCTTCCCCCGTTCCTCCGCCGATCCGCCCAACCCTGCCGCGCGCTCGCTCACCTCTATCGCCCGCATCGCGTCGCACATCGCCGGCCACTCGTTGCCGTAGGAATCCGCCAGCTCGTCCGGATCACGGTTGATGTCCGTGGGGTCGAACCTGTAATTTTCCGCCGGTTGCTGCGGCAGTTTTTCTGGATCGGCAATCCCCGCCTCACGCGCCTCCGCCTCCGTGAGCGGCACCGCCGTGCAGCGGCAGCCGAAATCCCACGGCGGATAATGCGTCTGCCAGAACGGATCGTCGATCCGCGCCACCGTCCCGTTGAGCGCCATGTGAGAGGGGCGCGTCCGCTCGTCGCCGTCCGCCACATACTTGAGGTAGGGGAACACGTCCGCCTGCGCCTGCATCTCGCGCCACCGCGCCGCCGCGTACGCTTGCCGCCCCGCCGTATGCACGATGAGCTTCGCCCGCGCCCTCTCCCGTTTCCCCGCGCCCTTGGCAGGGTCCGCCAGCAGCCCCGCAACCTCGCGCCGCGCCTGCTTCCAGTCCGCCCCGGCGGGCAGATCCTCCAGCGCATCGAGGATCCTCCGCAACGTACCCAGATCCTCGCTCGCCGCCGTGGTGAAAGCGCGTATCCTGATCTCGCGCGGCAGCCGCCCGAAGTCCTCCGGCCTCACCGCCGCCTTCGCCCTGATAAAATCCACCGCCTTCCTGTTCGCCCGTATCGTCAGCATGTTTTTTCGCCCTTCAGTTTCCGTTTCCACCCGCCCAGTCCGTTCGCCTTATAGTACCGTTCCCGGTTGCCCCTGCCAACCTCCCAGTACCCGTCATCCTCCGACACCTCCGCCAGATGCCGGTGCCACGAGTCCATGTCGATCATGTACACCCCCGGCGAGACATGCGCCACGTCTATGAACCCCGCGCGCCACAGCCGCAGCAGCGTATCGTAGCGCCTCGACCGGTCCGCGTCGCGGAAGCCCATCTGCGCCGCCACCGCCGCCGTAAGCCTCACCCACCGCCCCGCGATAGGGACCGGCGACCAGCCACCCTCCGTTTTCGCCCAGCGGCACATGACCATATCGGGCGCGGTGTCGCCGGAGCGCGGACGCCAGATCCATGCGCCAGGCGCGACCGGCACCATGTCCGACCGCGCCGCCTCGCGCAACCGCTCCGCCGCGCCCGTTCCCGCCGCTGCCTCCGGCGGGAACCGCTCCTCCGGCAGATCCGCAAAGAGCTGCCTCTGTGTCAGTGCCATACCGGCCCCTCCTTATCGTGCGCCCGCACCTCCGTGTACCGGCTTCCTCTTCCGCGCCTGCACCGTGAAATACACCTGCCAGATTTGCCGCGCGTTCGCGTCTGCGTAACTCGTCCTGTGAATCCTCGCGAACAGCGTCCCCGCGTACGCCCGCGCCCCCGCCTCGCCGCCGAAGCGCCCGTTCACCAGCGGATCGGCCAGCAGCCGCTCCAGCTTCCAACGCGCCCTGCGCTCGCGGTCCGCCTCAGCCGGATCGGCGCGCCTCGCCGCGCCCGCCAGCTCGGCGAACCGTGCCATCGCCGCCGCGTAATCGCCCTGCGTCACCGCGCGGAAAGAATCCTCCCGCACCGCGTCCCAAAGCTGCGCCTTGCGCCACGCGTCAAACGTCTCGCCGTCCGTCAGCCCAAGCTCATCCTGCCGGTCATACGCCCGGCGCGCCGCCAGTATCAACCGCCTCACCTGCGCCGCATCGATCACCCGCGCGCCCTGCCCAAAAATCGCCGCCTCCGTTCTGTCCATGCTCATGCCGTTCTCCTTTCAAGCGGGGCGGCGGACCACGCCGCCCCGCCCTTATCGTACGCCGGTACCTCTGTGTACCGGCGGTTACTCCTCCAGTTCCCTCTTCGGCTCCGCGAAAAAGACCTCGTCCTGTTCCACCCGCAGCCCTACCGCCGCCAGATCCGCCGCCATACTGTCAGCGGCCTCCGGCCCGGCCTCGCGCGCCTGCGCCACCGACGCCAGCACCGCAGCCTTGTCAAGGTCACGGCGGACGCGCATCCACTGCCTGCCCGGTACGAACGCGGCGATTGCCGCCAGCGTGTGCTCCACCTTCACGCCGGGCACCTGCAACACGCGCGGCGGACACGTCCGGAAGCCCAGCGTGCCGTGCAGCAACTCAATGCTGCGCTTGTCACCGAACACGTCAGGGTTAAGCGTCGCATACGCCTGAAGGTCGGCAAACAATGCCTCCGCAGGCTCCTTGCGAGCGGCCAGCCTGTCCTCGTATTTTTTACGAACCGCCGCGATCTCCAGCTCCATCTGCGCCGTGAGCCTGTCCAGCTCAATTACCAGCGTCGCGTACTCACCGAACACGCCTTCAAGATCGTCCCGCGTCTTGATCGTCGTGCGCGGCGTCTTTTTTCTAGTTGCCATCTTAGCCATTGTCTTTCTCCTCTCTTGTTGTCAGGGCAGATCCACCCTGAAACTGTTTCCCTTAAAAATAGTCACTTTGTCCTCGGGGTTGATGAACCCCCACGCCGCAGCATCAGGCGTTTCCACGCGCCACGCGCCACCCGG